GGGGTGATCGAGTTCTCCGTATGCTCTGCGGTCACGAACTATTTTTTTGTAGTTCTCGACTTCTCTTTGGAGAGCGCGGGGTGGGTAAACTCTGCCGTTGCCGTTCTTTTTGTTGGCGTGTTGAAGAAGTCCTTTTAGATAAACGAAACCATCGTCAGCACGCTTGGCTTCCGTTAGTGTTTCAAGTTGAAAGTATTCTATTAGAACTTGTTTCTTTGACATAGCTAAGACCCCTTGCAGCAGTTTGTTGGTGGGCGAAGCATCCAGTGATTATCTACCCAAATGTTTATGTTGCTCATTCTCCGTCCCTTAGAGCTTTTACAATAGCTGCAAGACCTGCTGCCATTGCTCTTGCTCTTTCGTCGCTAACGCCACCTTTGTTTAGTTCTCTAATTGTGCGGTCAATCATTTGATACTTATCAAAATCTGACGCTTCGCTAAGAAGGTTTTGAACCTCTTCTTTAATCATTTCTTTTAGCTTTACTTTGTCCATTTTATTTTTATTCCTTCATCGTCAAATACTTGACAGAGTATGTAACTTGTCCCAGAACTTAGACACCCTAATAAAATAGGTGTTACGAAGTTTGGTTCAAATGTAAATAGTGGTGTAAAAGGAGAAATGACGCAAAGAAAGAACCCTACCCAAAAGCCCATACACATTGGGCAATGGAAGAGTTCTCCAAGTTTTCCTTTTGTTGGTCTTATTGGTTTTAGTATTGAGCCATAGACAAGTATTTGTGTGAGCCCATAGGCTACTAAAATAAATGTTAAAAGTTCCATTATATCCTGTAAACAAGTGGTGTGATGTAAGGGTCTTTTGGAAGTGTGCCCTTATCTTCTTCTTGTGGAACTTCGCCAAGTTCAGTAGCGTCTTCTTCTGGTGGGTCAAGAAGGTATTCGTCGTATTCGTCTTGGTAGTATTCGTCGTAGTGTTCGTTTTGCTCGTTTTTCAAGTATTCATCAACGTGGAAAACAGCGAGTTGCAAAATGGAACGGTCTTCTACTGGTTTGCCAAATGTGGCTTCCAAGGAAGCATAAATGTTGCCACCTTGTACGGTTTCTGGTTTTACAAGACCAACGCGAACCATGTAGTCCATAAGACGCTTCATGGCTGCATAAGCTTCGTCTGTGTAGTTGCCGTCTTTGGCAAAGCAAAGCAGCTTGTCTTTTTTAACAATAATGGTGAGGTAAGGGTGTGTGAGAAACATAAGGTCGCCGTCAATAGTCTTTGTGACCGCTACTTTCTTTTTTAGCGTCTCCATTTCTTTTTGGCGGCGAATCTTTATTTTAATTGTCATCGGACTGAATCTCACTTACCAGCTTTTGAATTTTGAGAACATCAATAACTGTGCTCTCATTTATTTTTTGCTTACCAACATTTTCTAAAATGTCAATAACTTTTTGTGTGTTCTCGACCATTACCTCGTCTTCTTTGATTTCGGGGAGGTCAAGGCTTCCAGCTAGAACACCTTTGAGGCGACCTAGTTCTTCGTTTAGGAAAGAAACCAAGCCAGAGGGGTCAGCGATAAAAAGGCTTAGAACCTCTCTTTGCTCTGGTAGTAGGGAAGAATACTCACGGTTGAATACTTTAACGTATTGTTTAAATGTGAAGTCGTCCATACTCTTTGTTTGTGGAGTAAGAACTTTCTTGCCTGTCATTTCTTTTAAAAGGTTGGTTTCCAAAAGAACTTTTGTTTTGCCAACTGTTTCGTCTGAAAAGAGTTGAGCGATGCTCGCTAGGGAGCGGTAGTTTGGAACGTAGTTATTATAAACTTGTGGTGAAATAGTTTTATTAACTTCTGAAATAAGAAAAGACTGTCTTTTGAATACTTCTTTCTTATCGAGTTGATGATAAGAGTTGCGGCACTCAACAATAATTTTTGCTGCGAGAAGTTGGTCTGCTTCTTTTGTTTCGTAAATGCTTTTGTAAAGTTGGAGTTCTTTGTGTAGAATGGTGCCTTTACCAAAGTGCTCTTTAATAACTTTTAAAACTTTTTGTTTCTTTTTGTTGTCTCCGCGAATAGCAGCCTTGGTCATTTCACGAACCAGTGCTTCAAATAAAAATGCGGTGTTTCTTTTCTTGTTATGTTTAGCCATTCTTGTTCTCCAAACTTTCGATTAGTTTTTCGATTTCCTTATTAGAGTTCAGAATCTCCGACTCCATATCCTCATAAATAGTTTTGCTTTCATTAAAAACATAGCCCTTACCGAGTTTATTCAACTCTTCCGCGCCTGTGGCACGGGCTGTGGTGCGCTGACCACCAACAGGGTTGGCAATGGCAGAGTTGTGGCGCTTCTTTGCACCTTCGCTTCTGCGGTCTGTTTTTACTGGTTGGTACATTTTACCTTTGGACTTATTGGTAGTTGTCATTCCGTCTTTAAAGGTATAGTGAATAGTGTCTTCATCAGCTTCTGTGAGTTCTTCATCGCCAGGAGTTGCCAAGAGGGGGCTTTCTTCTTCTGCTCCACCGGCTTCTTCTTCTCCACCAAGGTCGAGTTCTTCACCTTCACCACCCAAGTCAAGCTCATCAGCGCCACCAAGGTCGAGCCCACCGGCATCACCACCTTCCTCTGGTGCTTGACCAGCGGCTTCCATTGCTGCTCTGAACTTCGCATCATAGAACATCTCCTGTTCGTTACGAACAAACTCTTCGTCGGTCATATTGAATAGGCGTGTGGCTATCCATCGACGTGAAACAAAACCTTCTGTGGCAGAACCTGCAACGGAGAACTTCTTCTCCCAGTGCTCCAACTCTTGTAGTTCAGCAATCTTGCTTGGGTTGTTTAGTTTGAGCTTAAAAGAAAGTAGGTCTGTGCCTCTGTATCCTAGAACATAAAGGTGAACAATGCAAATCTTTTCTAGCTCGGAAACAACTGAGCGTTGTAGTCTTTGAATAGTTCTGGCAAAACGAATATCTTTCTGGGCTAGGGTTGTTTTGTCTTCCTCTGCACCTTCACCACGGGCTAGGTAAGAACGTGGAATTTTAAGAGCGGAGAACAGTTTGTCACGGAGATAATTTACGTCGTCAATGTCGCCTGTGAAAGCACCACCGGGAAGGTTCTCAATACGAGAACTTTGACCACCACGGACGGGAATAAAATAGTCCTCGTCAATAGACATTGGGTTGTAGCGAAGGTCAACGCGACCTGTGTCGGGATCTACAACTTGGTTTCTTTTTAGTGAGGTTTTAACCCTCTCCATGTATTGCTCAACGTCTTCGGGAGCAATAGCACCAACGTCAATGTAAAAAATTCTTCTCTCGGGCGAACGAACAATACGGTAAGCCATCATTGCGTCTTCAAGCATTGTTAGCTGACGCCAAATGCGTCTGGCTGGTTCTAGCACCGATGTTCCGTATGGAGCATACTTGTCATTACCAAGAATACGGAAGTGTGCTACTTGCCAGTTTTCAAAGGTCATACCTGCGGAGTTCCATTGGTATTGAATGTAGTTCGGGTTTGTTTTGTCCTCGCCTTCTAGTCTTTCGACTTCTGCTGAGGGAAGGGAAAGAACAGACTTTACACCTATTTTCTCATCAACGTCGAGATAAAGGTAATAGTCACCCATCTTGCACATACCACGAGCCCAGCCGTAAAGGTTGAACTCAACGTTTAGCACGTCGTAAAGAAGTGTGCGGAGTGTGGAGCGAATCTCGTCATTGTGGCAAACAACGTGAAGTAGGGGTTGTAGGTCAGAGAACGTGGTCATCTCGTCGGCATAAATGTCGAGAGTTGAAGCAATCTCTGGTGTGTATTCCATTTGGTCGAAATCTACATAACGCTCTGCTCTATTTTGTGACGCATAGTATTTTGCTGAATAGTTCTCATAAATGTTGTGCTCGGCTTTCTTGAACTGTTTACCAGAAAGTGAGGTAAACTTTGTGCCGTATTTATCTAGCTGTTTTCGTTTGAAACGCTTTTGTTGTTCCGAGTCGTAGTTAACAATAGGTCCAGAAAAAAGTCTGGTTAGGACTTTGTAAAGAGGACTTGCTTCGTTTCTTGGGTTTCTTGGGTCTGCCATTTTTTATCCCTTCAATAGAGCGATGTAATTCATCTGCGCGTAAGCTTGAGTTTCTTTATGCTTGCCGGGAGAAAACGAATCTTGTTTCGCTTTGTATCCCGTCATGCCTGCGATTCTCGTATCAAACTTTGTCTTTGATGTGCTTATCGAAGACAACATCGCTTTTCGGTAATCTAACTCTCTTTGGTTAACAACTAATGCTGTGTCTCTTACCCAGCAAGAGATGGCTGTCGCCATAACCAAGTCGTCGTTATAACTTCTTTGTGCTTCGGCTCTGCCGTTGTTCCAAATGAACGTTGTCATTTCATTATACAACCTAGCCGAGTTTATTTTAATTAGTTTATTCCTCACAAACTCTTCCAGTTTTGCAATAATGAGGGGTCTTGTCTTTGGTGTGGTGGAGAAGCCAATAATAGAGTTGGCTATTCCTTCTGCTTGGAGTTTGTCCACATACTGGTGAGTTCCCTTTACTGAGTAGTACAGGTTTGGATGGTCTAGTTCTTTTAGTTTTTCTAGGACTGCAATACCAAGCGAGTTGTTCTCGACCACAGTTAAACAAAAGCCGTATTCTTTTGACGCATCGTAAATAATGTGGGAGTAGTCGTCTAGGTTTGGTTTGCCTTGGTATTCTGCTACTTGCTCAAAAGTATCGAGACGCCAGATGTGGAACGCAGAGTGGTCCTTGCCGTCGCCACGGGCAACGTCGCCTACGAGTAGGTATTCTGCGCCTTCTTGGTATCCTTCCCATATCCAGAAGTTGCGGTCCATGCCTGTTTTGTGTGTTGGTTCTACTAGGGAAGTTCTTATTACTTCCATGTCTTCTGGGTGGAAAACACCTTCGCCGGATTGGTTGAAGGAACACTCCAACTCTTGTGCGATTTCACGGCGAGACATGTTGCGGGTTTCTTTTTCAAACCATTCTTTGTCTCTGTCTGGATGAACGTCCCAAGGAAGTCTTATTGGGTTGAAATCATTTTTTCCTTCCTCGGCTTCTGTGTAGGTTTTGTGAAACCAGTTGCCT